TAAACTTAGCTATAGATTGCAGAAGCATATTGAGGATGATACTCGTCACATCACGGACGAAGAACGTTACAAATGGAATAAGACATATAACGACCTTAAGGCGTTAAAAGAAGATATTGAAGACGGCGTAGTTGCTGGCGGTATATCTATAAATGATGTACGCGATTACTTAGAGAGCATGAACTACGCTACTAAAACATGGGTTAATGAGCAGGGCTTCTTAAAAGATTTTGATGTTCAACAGCTTATTAATCTGTATCTGCAGAATCGCGGTATCCTTACTAAGGACGATTTGAATTCTGCTTTGAAAGACTATATAAAACTGAAAGGTTATCTAGGAACAATTGATGGACAACCTTTCTATCAAGGCGATGCTATTACTACAAAAGGTGGTAATGGTGGCGGACTTAGCTGGCCTGACATTATCTCCGGACTCTCTTATAATGCTTATGTGAATGAGAGCACATACGGAGCTTAGGCTATTGGTGAAGTCCGTGCAAATGGTCAGTCTCTGTTTACAATCTATCAGACTGATTTTGGAGGCGATGGTATCAGTCAACTCCCGATTGCAACTACATCTGTACTCGGTGGTATTAAAGCAGGCGCTCCGTATTCTACTAGTATGGCTAATGCTACTCGATACGGCGTACAGGTAAGTGATTCTGGCGTGGCTAGTGTTGTCATCCCTAATAGCCAAGGTGGTGGCGGTGGTGATACTGCTGGTGATGTATACAACTGGAACCCATTCTTCACACTCTATCCTTCGAACAAGAATACAGACAAACCGCAGCTTCCTAATCCTATAAACGGAACTTGGTCATATGGATCTTATACATGGACCGACCAAGCCCCCAATGGTAATGATGATTACTTTGTATGGATGTGCTTAGTTGAATATAAGAACTCAGCTCCTACAGGTAATGTAAACGGTCCTGTATGTCTTGGTGCAGATCCCGGTGCTGATGCTAACGGTATGGAGTTTGTATATCGTCGTTGGTATACGGAAAGCGCAGCCGATGTTGTAGGTAACCTTCATGCCGGTACGACTAATGCAGGTAAAACTCCTGCTGATGAGGATTACGTACCTAGCGATTGGACAGATCATCCCACGGGAATAGACAAAGATATGAGGTATGAGTATATGGCTTACCGTACAAGTACATTGATAAACAATAAACGTACGTGGAGCAATAACTTTAGTGAGCCTTTCCTTTGGGCTAAGTGGGGTCGAGATGGTACTGATGGCGACGGTATAGAATTTATATTCAGCAGCGCAGTAGATCTTACTACTACACAGGCTACTATGAAGACTTCTCTTACTAATGCTCTTACTCAAGTATTCGGAAGCAATTATACAGCTAACTACACATACCAAAATGCCAATGAGGTTGCCAACGTTGTGGTTAGTGGTAAGTCCCTCGATAGTCTGGGATGGCATGATAATGCCCCTCAAATTGCACTTGGACAGTGTGTATATGTAAGTATCAGAAAGAAGCGCTGGGATAGCAATGAGGAAAAAGTTCGTTGGGGTGAATTCTCAGATCCTGTAATTTGGTCTGGTGTTTCTACTAACACTAGTATTATAGAAGGTGGTACGTTATACTACCTTACTGTTACTCCTACTCAGGTACACGTTGATGCTAATGGTGTTAAAGATGCAGATAAGATATATGCACGTCTATATCGTTCAGATGAAAACGGTACTACTGAGATGACTCCGACTAGTGCTCCTAATAAGTATATAATACGTTATCAGTTTAGTAACCAGCTGGCAGAGCCTACACCGTTTGATAATTCTGCTTATACTGCAAATGGTTACGAGTTGGCATTAACAGACGCTTCGTCTGTTACTATTAGTGCTACAAATCCGGATGGCATTCAATTGTGCCAAGCTGTTACGGTATCGCAAGTAGTTGACGGTAGCGTTGTATATGGAGCAAATGCTATAGATGTAAATGTTCTTAATGACGTACTGTCGATCGGAGCTGATAGTGAAAACTATGTAATGCGCAATATATCAGGAGAAGAAGTTACTGTACACGCTTTTATTGGCGGTGATTCTATAATCAGTAATTGTACTATAAAGTATAATAACACTACACTTAGAAGTGGAAATACTTCAACTGTTGTAGCACAATCCAATACAACGTCCAATACATTTAATGTGTCTGTTACTCCTACTTATAGTAGCAATTAGATTACATTAAAACTTACTACTCGTTTATCTCAGCAAATAGACAGTAGTTATAGTATACCTTTACAGTTGTCATATACAGAAAATGGACAATATTACACACGCCTGTTTGATATAAAGATCAATAGGATTAACTCTGGTGCCAAAGGCGTTGCTCCAACTTTGATAAGACTTTTAGTAAATCGTGATACAATATATTACAAAGAGAACGATTTTTATGATAAGCGCGCTATAACAGGTAAGATTGAATATACTAATTCTGACGGCGAGTGGAAGGTTTATAATTCAAGTACGCCTAGACCCGCAGGTTTACCGCTGTTTATTTTACGCACAGTTGGAATCGACGGATCTAGTAATGCCCAAAGCGCTAGTCAGTTCAGTTGGTCTGGGGATACGTGGACTCTTACTGCAGCTAGTCGTCCGAGTCAATTGTTTAATTTATACGGTACTCAATTCTTAATTTAGGCAGTTGGTCAATTAGATAATTCTATTATATATGATCAAGAAACTGTAAACTTTATAAAAGAAGGTAAAGACGGTACAAATGGTACAAACGGTAGTCAAGGATTACAAGGTTGTGTTGTAAGGGAGAGTCTTATTGATGATGGTACGAGCGATACATATTATAGAAATGACAGTAACTGGTCTACTACTTCTCAGATACGTTACATCGATGTAGTAGGTGTACCTAGTTCTAAACCAGCCGCAAATAAGGATGGTTTTGAATGGTTCATAGTTAAACCATCTGGTACAATAAGCCTAGCAGAAAATACTGGTTCTAATAAGGTACCATATAGTACTGCAGAATCCGAACTTAAAACATATGTAGCTGCAGAACATCATGCACCACTTGTAAACTTTGAAGTATTAAGCAATGTCGGTGGAATATACAGTTCCTTCATCCTTGCTAAGAATGCTAAGATTAAGTTCCAGACAAGCAACGAACTTACAATAGTAGGACGCGACAATAGCACAATCGTTGCAGGTTTGACCGGCGGTGGTAATTCTGATAACGGTGTACGTATTTGGGCGGGTACTACAGAATCTGATGTAAATAATGCTCCATTCCGTGTATATGAGGATGGTTCGCTTGTAGCTACAAATGCTACTATTTACGGACAGATTATTGCAAATGAAGGTAGATTTACCGGAGAACTGGAAGTACCAAATGGCGGGCTTAAGATAAGTTCTAATGGCCGCGGATCTATTGCAGGAGGTAGAATCTGGTGGGACGAAAACGGAGTATATATACAAGACTATACATTGATTGGTGGTGACAATACTAGTGATAATGGATCTACACCATCTGGATCTAGCAGCAGTCAATAGGTATAGGTTATTAGCCAATCGTATACAGATAATGGCAACACTGTTACTGCTAATATAACTATAAAGAATCAAACAGGTAAACGTGTATATGGATATGTCGATGTGTGGGTTCGCAGTAGTACATACAAGATGAGTACGAATAATATAATGATTCCTGTATGGAACGCAGATGAATCTAAACCGTTTGACATTCCTGCTGACAAAACAAGTAAGCCATTTACATATACTATACCAAAAACAAGCCCATTGTTTGATGATTTCACTCCAGGTATTGATACAGATAGAAGTTTCGCGTGGGTTCCTAGATACACAGAAGGCGTTACGAACAATACTGTGAAACAATGGTCTAATATGGATATATGGGATGACTAATCATGTTTGATATAAAAGGAAACAAAATATCTCTAAGTACTGAGGACTTGGCTATACCTCCATTTAAACAGCATTATAATGATGCGGAGGACAAGTCCTTAGCGCTTAAGGAGATTGAGTATATAGTATGGATGTATAAGTGGAATACCCCTTATACCGCATACCCTGAGTCAGAGAGAGCTCAGCGGGTAGCAAAAGACGTCTTTGAAGACGCGGACTATGTGCCCTCTGCAGGGGTACAGGAACTCGCTAGACGGTTTATAGAGTTCCAAGAGACACCAGGCACTCGTTTATTGAGTGCGTCTCAAACTGCAGCTGAAGGCCTTATTAATGCTTTAAATGATTATTCTAGAGGATCAATGGACATTGATACGGCTATCAAAGTAACTCGAATATTGAAGGATGTTGGTAACATTGTCAAGTCCCTTGATATCGCTATGAAACAAGCTAAGGCCGAACAGATAGAAACGGGTAGAGTCAAAGGCGGCGGCGTCATTGGTCTCTACGAAATGTAATTAACTTAATTTTTTAACTTAAAAACATTTAACTATATGTCGGATAGTAAAGTTTTCATGTTCCCTGAGAATGGGTATAACAACAATGGTGGCTTCGGTTTCGGTGGCTGGGGCGGTGGTATCTTAGGTTTTATCCTTGGTATCTTACTCGGTAATAATGGCTTCTTTGGAGGCAATGGTGGTTTTGGCGGCGGAAATGGCGCTGGTACTGCTTACCTCGGTAATATGATCAATAATGACAACGGTCGTGACCTGATCATGCAGGCTATTACAACCAATGGTGAGATGAGCCGTCTTGCTGTCAGCCAGCTCGCTACTACCCTGAATCAGGATTTCAATCAGGTTAACAGTGCAATACAGACTATTAGCAGTAGTCTGTGTAATATCGCCAACCAGCAAGGTCTCTCTACGCTGCAGGTGGTAAATGCAATCCAGAGCGGTAATACTGCTCTTGGTAATCAACTGTGTCAGTGCTGCTGCGATATGCGTCAGCAACTCGCTCAGAATGCCGCAGCTGATCAGCTCGCTATTTGTCAGCAGACTAATACTCTGCAGAATGGCGCAAATGCAAATACGCTTTCAATCCTTAATAAGATTGATGCAGTAGAGGATAGCCGTAAGGATCGTGAGATCACAGCTCTTACTGCTAAGATTGCTCAGCTCGAATCGCAGAACTTCACTACAGGTGCTCTGCAGCAAGCCGTTGCTCCTATCCTCGGTCAGCTCGCTAATCTGTCGAATGACGTTGAGAGCATAAAGCGTTGTCAACCTGCTACTATTACTTTACCTAATAATGTTTATACTGCCGTTCCTACGTTGCTCGCTAACGCAGGTGCAGACTTTATCGCAAGTTATTGGGCTAATCGCACAAGTCAGGCTACTTCTGGTTCAACAACCACGCCTGCAGCATAATTTTAACATTAAATATTAACTTATGTTTTCAGCTTTACGTCAAGGGGCTCTCATCTATATACTGGACAAAGGAGAGAACCCTAATATAAAAATAGGTCAAGTCGAAGGCGTTACACAGCCTCGATTTATGCCTGGTTCTGGTTTTGGCACTACAGTAGTTGATATTGCTGTTAAAATAGATAATGATAAGAAAGACTTCATTGGTATACCTAGCAATCTCTCTGTACATAGTTATGGTAGTTTAGTTATAAGCGAAAGTAGGGAGGCTATGGTCCAAGAAGTTAACGCGATGCTGCGGACAAGCAAGACTGCTTTAGAGAGTATCGACTACCATCGCAATGTTATAGAGGCTTGCGAGGAGATGCTAAAGCAAATAGACCCGGATTACGCCAAGTAGCAAGAAAGGGATGATACTATAGAAAGCCTTAAAAGTGAAGTAGGTTCTTTAAAAGAAGATGTCAAAAAGATGTTGGACCTCTTGACTAAGGCTGGAGCATCTCAAATTTAATACTATGGTTATATACGAGTTTAGAGAATCAGTGTTGAACGAAGCCTTGGACAAGCTCGATGAAGCTAAAGAAGGCTTAAAGGTGTCTAAGAAGGCTATGTGTGTCATTGAGGATCTGTTGTGCGATATGTACGATCAAGCTCCCGATGAAGAAGAGCCTATGGAAAGTGAAGAACCTAACGGTGATAAATATGACGCTGTAGTAGAAGGCAACGACATTGACGTGAATTATCGTCGTCGTTCTGGTATGCGCAGCGGAATGCGGATGCGTAGTATGCGTGGTAACATGCATGGTATGCGTATGCGCAGAAGCGGTAGGTATAGTTATTGATGCATGGAAGGTGGCCGTTTTGGCCACCTAAAATGCTAAAACATTATTACTATGAATCAGCAGAGAACAGATTTAACACAGTACGATATTAAGCCTGAAGGTCTAATTAACTACCTTAGATACAATGGACCGCACTTCAGTAAGAAGCTGTTGGAGTTCGCTGTAAGTAAGATGACAGTTAGACGTGCAGGTGCTGAATTCCCGCTTCAACCATATACCAAAGAATAGGTTGATAACATTATTAGAGTAAATAATATCAAGTTAGATAATAATCAACTATACGACTATGTATACGTAGCTAATATGTGCAAAGCAGATTTTCTTGGTTCAAGTATAACTAATGAAAGTCAATTAGCCAAGTATATCAAAGATGTTATAGACGATATTGATGGTTACGACGGAATAGTCTTCAACCGTTGGTACGCTGACATGTGTCGTAAGGGTATTGTTATTGACTGGGAAGAAATGATCTAATGATTACACAATATATTGAACTCGGGCACAACGGGTGGCATATTATAATATATTATGGTGTAAACAGTAATGCCGAACAAGATATAGAAGATATGCTTATAAAACTCGGGTGTCCCGAGCAAGATATAGATAAGGCATTACGAATATTGACTCGCCGGTTAAATACTGGCATGACATTTACAAACACACAACAAAAGACCAGTTTCGTTTGTATAAGTGATACTACATCTGCAGAATAGTTTGTGAATACTGTTGTTCACGAAGCTAAGCACGTATAGTCTCACATATGCGATTATTACGGAATTGAGGAACATGGAGAAACGGCAGCGTATATGATAGGCTATATAGTCTAGAGAATGTATAAACTGCTAAGATTAATAAGGAGATAAAGTATGGTTGATTTCAATAAGAAGGTATATAACGTTGATAAATTTAGGCAAGCAGCTATACACTTTCAAAAGTATGGTACATACACAACTGCTCCTAGAGGTACTACGGATTATATTAAATATTGGGACGAAGAAACAGATAGATGTATAAATGGATACGTAGCACCTGATGGAGATGCTATAACAGGTTATCATTATTTCTACTTAAATTATAGTCCCATTATGCTTCTTAGTGAAGTTGAATATACAGATAGATACGGCAATAAGCGTACACGAAGAGAACGTGTCTTAGACTTCCCTAAGTTCTGGGATTACGATTATTACTACTTTAATGCTATAGAGGAAGCTGAAAATCAAGGTAAACATATGGCGGTATTAAAGTGTCGTCAACGTGGTTATAGCTTTAAAGGAGCTTCAATGCTAGTACGTAATTATGAGCTTATACCGGGGTCTAAGAACTTTGCTGTAGCTTCGGAACAGAAGTTCTTAATAGGTGATGGTCTGTTAACTAAAGCGTGGTAGATCATGGACTTCATAGATAAGAATACAGCTTGGTCTAAACAACGTCTTACATCGACTCGTATGGAACGTGTATCTGGTTTTAAGATAACTGACGAGTTTGGTAAATAGACAGAGCAAGGTTACTTATCTAGTATTACAGGTATTACTCTGAAGAATGACCCTGAACGTCTTCGTGGTACTCGTGGTAAGCTTGTACTATTTGAAGAGGGTGGTAAGTTCCCCAACTTGGAAACAGCGTGGCGTATTGAACAACCCGCTGTAGAAACTGATGATGGTGTAGCTTTCGGTCTTCTGATAGCATTCGGCACGGGCGGCACTGAAGGTGGTTCGTTTGATGGTCTTAAGAACTTATTCTACAATCCAAAGGCATTCAATGTCCTCAGCTTCCCTAATATATGGGACGATGGACAAGAAGGTACTGAATGTGGATTCTTTGTTCCGTCATGGAGCAACATGAGTGACGACTTCATGGATGAGGATGGTAATAGCTTTAAAGAACGCGCTATAGAAGAACTGGTTAAGCAACGTAATACTATTCGCGAGGGTGGAGCTACGCAGTAGTCTATTGATAGATTTATCTCTGAACGTCCGTTAAAACCTCAAGAAGCCGTACTTGAGCTTGGTAAAAACATATTCCCCCGTAAACTACTTATGGATCAGCTTACTCGTATAAGGACAAATAAGAAGCTCTAGAACATGAAGCATATAGTTGATCTTGAGTGGGATGGCAACGGAGGAGTTAAGGCTACAGAAAAGAAGAGTGGTGATATAACAACGTATCATTTAAAACGTGATGATAAACCAGAAGGTAGTGTTGTAATATGGGAGTACCCTATAAATGATCCTCCATTTGGACTATATATAGGAGGATGCGACCCGTTAACCCAAAAGTCAAGCGGGTTTAAAATCGAGCAAAAACGGTGAAACTCTAGAACAGACAACACCGTGCTAATCTTACTGATTGCGAAAGGCAGTAAGACAGTGTAACGCGTAGGAGGTGAATAAATATAATCCTCCCAAGAGTGCTCGACACCATTTGGTGATGATGTACGCTGAGCTACATGGGGACATGTAGAAGTACGGATAAAAAGCCGTACGATAACAAAACTGACGACCATGATGAGTCTTTTACTAACTCTTTGGGCTCTACGTTTATATTCAAACGCGTAAAAGCCGGAGAAGCCTGGAACGATGTTATAGTGGCAGAGTATTCAGGTAGACCAGATACCGCAGAAGAATATTATGAGAATGTACGTAAACTACTTACATTCTATAATGCGCGTCTATTGTTTGAGAATGAACGTAAAGGTATATATCCGTACTTCACGAATAAACACTGCGATTACCTCTTAGCTGATTAGCCAGATAAAATAATTACGGAAGTCTTTAAAGACAGTAGAGTGCAGCGCCGAAAAGGCTGCCATATGACAAAATAGATTAGGGCGTATGGAGAGGGTCTAATACTAGAATGGCTATTAGAAGAATACGAACCAGGACACCCTAATGTAGAAAGAGTATACAGCGAACCTTTGATAGAAGAACTTATAGAG